AAAGCTCTCAGAAAGAAGCTCCTTCCGAAAATAGAAAAAGTATACGGGGTACAGGTTCCTATTACCCTTAAAAATCAAGACGAAGAAGGGGACGAGTTCATCGGTTTTATAGACTTCATTAGCTTGAATTAAATCCCACACGGAGCTTTTAATTAGCCAATGCTTTTCTGGAGTAAAAAGCATGTCAATCATAGGAGTTTGACCTTCGGACAAAAGCTTTAAATAATGCTGAAGACTAATAGATTCGTCATCTATATCAGACGCTGAGTTCTTTGCTGTTGGGTCTTCTTTTGTATTATTGGTAATAACTTTAGGAGCCCGCTGAAGTACAAGTTCTTTTGGGCTTGGAATAAAAATAGATTTATAGTCAGTATCGCTGGTCGGAACATTGGTTCCATATACTTTTGATCCGAATTCAGTTTTAAATATAATCATTTCTTTTCCTGGTCAAGCTTTAGTTTTACAAGGTCCATTAGCGATATATTTTTAAGGTCTTCCGTCAAAACAAGAGTGGGGGACTTTAAGGATTCCGGGGCAAATCTAATATACACGGGAAAGCCTGAAGCATTTACCTGCATATACGTTAGGTCTTTGGCTGGGTCTTTTCCTGAAAACTCTCTATGTATCTTATTAAACACAAGAGGGTGTACGTGTAAAGTGATGGCGGTTTTATCGCCTTGAAGTGCAAAGCTATGAGCAAGTTCCCTTATAAGAACTTGGTAGGTCTTTAGCTCGCCCTTTTCTTTCTTAGCTGGTACTTCTCTGTACTCACCGTCGCGAAACTTGTCGCGCTGGAAATGGCGTTTACCGTGGTCTTTTCCTTCTGAAAATAAAGGTACGCTTACAAACTCTGGATTTCCATCCACGTCAACGACTTTTGTCATACCGTCCATAGTTATAAGAGTAGCTTTAGTGTACATTAGCCCCTCATGTCAACGAGTTCTTTTTCTTCTACAAAGCCTGAATGAGCAAGGCTTTCGTCGATAAACTCTTCTAGGTGTTCTTCTGCTAGCGATTGATCTGTATAAATAGCAGCAATTTCGGGAGTCTCGCCATAACTAGAAAATGTAACCACTACAAAAACGTTCATTGTTTTTCCTTTAAATGTCTAATTTGATTGATAGCAATTTCAGCAATATCGGAGCACTCGGTCCCGTGATCGCTTGTACTGCTCTGGTAAAAGTACACAGTATTTTCTTTGTAGAACTGTAGGGCGTTCATTGCTATTTCTAGTTGCTGGGCTAGCGTCGCTTTAATAAGCGAGTCTGCATCTTTACTCATTGGGTTTATTTCCTTCACACCATTCATTATACGTTAAAATTTGCGCTTCGTCAAGATAAAGGTAACATTCGTGAAAATATACCTCTACCTTCATAACTCTTGTTGGATTTCCTACAAATAGATAGCGCATAACTGTACCAACTGCGTCCATTCGCTTAGAATTAACCATTAAATTTAGTAGGACCACTTCCTGCCCAGGCTTAAATTTTCTCATAGGGCTTTATAGGATCTCCCGGGCTGTATTTATTATCAGAAGAATTTAAGTACAAAACGCGGTCGTTTAAATCTACTTGTTTTACGAAAGCTCCATTATTAAGTCTAAGGCCCTCAGTACCTATCCATAGACCGGGAGCCCCCTCTTCCCTTTTAATAAGTATAACATTTTCTATCTGTATTTCTACAGCGCCCCAGCTATCGGTCATATTCATCATCCTGATAAGAACTAGCAACGGAGTCTCGCATTTCGTCTTCCGTAATATCCATTTCCAATTTATATTCTTCTTCAGAAGTAGGGTCTCTACCATATTTATCAAAAAACTCTTCAATGCGGTTCATTACAATTTTCTCGCGGGCTTCAATCCAAGAATCTTTCGACATATTATTTCTCTAGCTCCCATTCGTCTTTTTCAAATTGTTCTTTGGTTATTTTAACTTCCGGGTAAACAAGCCATTCACCGTCTTTAAACCTATAGCGCTTTTTTGTCTCTTTGGCAAACTCCCAAGCTTCTAAGAATTTTAAGTTATCGTACTTAATAGGCTTCTTCTTTTCTTTGGGAGATGCTTTCTTTGTTGTATATTTCTTTCCTACAAAGTCTGAAACAAGCATATAATCGGTATTTTCTATATTGGGAAGGCCTGTATTTGCAAAATAGTACATAACAAACTCGTTGTTATGACTTCCTTCTGCAATGCCAGCGCTTACGACTGCAATTTCAATAACAAGTCCGTTCTTTGCTACATATTTATTACCAGTTTTTAACGGTAATGTAATTTGACTTTTAGGTACATATTCAGCAACAAGGCTGTATCCGCTATCAGGTTCTCCGACCCAATTACCATTCGGAAAATAGTTCCATGTGCTGCTTTTTTTATTATCTACTATAGAAAATGTAGCAATGTAATACGCTTCGATTTTACCTGAAGATCTATTCTTTGGAGTAAAGGGTTCTGTGTAATATTTACCGTCCTTGGTAATATATTGTTTACCTTCTTCTAATTTAAACACAGCAGCTCCTTCTTCAATATACTCTTTGATAAGATCTTTTGGGCAGCTTTTTCCATTGTCCCAATAATTACCTGTAATGATGTATGAACAATTTGTATTACGGTCTTTAAAATCATAGGGAGATCCGGGGCTACCGCCTCCGTCAGACAAAGGACCGGTTATGTCACCGCCCCTAGTTACGTATCTCTTTCCGATTTCAAGTTTTATTGCCATTTTTCCTATGCCCAGCGCGGACACCCTCCAATATACATTCCTTGCCGTTAAAATACTCCTTAAGTTCCTTCCGGCCCTTAAGGAGCACATTCATTCGTTCTACAGCTTGCGTATACTCGGTTTGCTTGTAATGCTCCTCTTTATCAATTGTCGTGCCATCGCTACAAAAGAACGTCGCAATGATAATGAGAGTGTACAAACTAAAAGTCCTCTCCAATAGTACCCAATACTGTACCATTCGTTAAAATCAACCCACCTAGTACAAAGTTATTAAACTTCCTTTGATAGCCAAGTCCCATAACAAGATCATTAACGCGCTTAACTTCAACTGAACTGCCCCGGAAACTCGTGCTAAGCCTGCTATAGCCCGCGCCAGCCGCGAGGTACAAACGGTTCTTAGCTGCGGGAGTATTATCTACCCGGATAAAGGGACCGCTAGGTTCATAGACCAGGAGATAGCGATATTCAACTACATTCTTTATCTTTGTAACCGTCTTGACTACCTCCTTAATAATTTCAACCGGGACTTCTACCCGCACTTCTTTAATAACTTCTACAGGCTTTTCTACAATGCTAACGCGAGGTGACATGACACAGGACGCAAACATAAGGCCTATTACAATCGCTACGGTATGGCTGGCAATTCGTTTAATGTTTTTGTTTTCCATATATGCTCCTATTAGAAGTTAAAGACAAGAATGTTAGTGCTAACTTTGACTACAAGTTTTGTTGCTGTAACCCAGAAAGAGTCTGAATTGCTAAGGTTCACTTTATCATTATTACCGTCGCAATGATTACTATCGTTCTCGTCGTATAAGGTAGCATTCTTCATGTAATAGTTTCCGGCAATGAGAGTACAGGTCGAGGTACTAACTTGAATGCTAGTGCCAGACGAGGAAGGAAGGCCCGCTATAAGATCGCTAAGTGCATCAATCTGCTCTTGTAAGTCGTCTACACTATCGTCTAGTTGGTCGTTAAGGTCCTCTAGGTCTGCGTACAGATTTACAATAGACGAGTTAATATTCGTAATATCGCTACTATTGTCGTTAACTTGTACCTGCAATAAGCTAATGTCTGAGTTAATTGACCCCAGGCTTGCGTTAATAGCGTCAATTTGTGCCTGTAGGAGCGCGTCTGCGGCTTGCTGTGAGAGTATTTGCGCTGATAAGCTAGCAGCCAGGCTTGCGTCTCCGGCTTCCCTAGCAGCCACCTCGGCGGCTAAAAGGATAGCTAGATCGGACTGCCCGGCCTCTAGTGCCGAGACTCGTGCTTCAAGAGCAACCAAGGATAGGGAATGCGCTTCGAGTAAACTTGACTGCGCGGCGTCTAGTGCGTCGTTAATGTTAGCCCGGGCTTCAAGATCGGCGACCCTAGCATCGTTTGAATTACCGTCTGCTCCGGCGCTCCCATTAGCTCCGTTAATGCCCCGGACTACTGTCACGCTTTCTGAGCACCCTGCTACCAATAGACCGATTAATATAAGTTTTTTCATTATTGTTTCTCCTTTAAAGCTTCTTCAATTGCTTTTTGTTGTATTTTAGAACGTCGAACTTCATTCTCGAATTTTACTCCGTGAATGATTAGCTCTTTCTTGAGCTTTTCCTTTAGTCTATTTACCGTTTGTACATTGCTTATCTTGACGGCAATGTGTCCTGTAACAGTGTCCTGTACGCCTCCTTCGATATTCTCTAGGTTGTAATAGGGCTGATAAAGTTTATCGAAAACTTGAAACTTGGGACCTAAGTAAAGATCTTTTTCTTTTTTGTACCTAATCCTCGTTGCCACTTTTCATATTCTCCCTTTTTGCTAGGACCCGGCCAGTTAATCGAGTAGGAATGAAGTCTCTTTCGTCGCTCATAATACGGATAATATCGTCTTCTGTCAAGAGCGTGAAATTAACATCAATGCCCGCATCAATTTGTTTGTTGCTTTTCAGGTACTTACCGTGGATGTGACCGTGAATTAACCATTGACCTGCGTCCTTAGGCCTATGCTTCATGTACCTTTGGTCGTATTCAACGCTATACGGAAAGTGCTTCAAGAGCACCTCTACGCCGTTTTTAAGCGTTAATTTACCTTCCATCTCTACGCTAGCGAAGTCTTTTAAATACTTCTCTCGCATTTTAGCAGCCTTTGGACGTGTATGAAATTCAAAGGGAGCGTCGTGATTACCTAGAATTAAATGCTTTGTACCGTTAAGCCTAGGAGCGTACAATTGTGCCGCTTTTGGACTTAGACTAAAGTCTCCCAGGACATAAACAATGTCCTGCGGTCGCACGGCTTTATTCCAAATAGCAACAAGTCCTTCGTTCATTTCTTCTTTGTTAGCCCAGGGACGGTCGCAATATAAAATTACATTAGCATGGCCGAAAATGCAGGTCCGAGGTAAAAAATACCTTCGGACGTGATCCTCCTCTTAGGTTAAAAGTTTTGATAAATAAGTTTTGCAGATACCTAATAATTTGCATATTTCCTTTCGGGATGCGTTTGGATTGTCTTTTATAAAGTTATATACTCTTTGTTTCTGTTCGTCAAGTGTTAGTCTTTGTACAAGGGTTTCGTCTATAAGATCCCATTTCCTATTTAATACGGATAGTTTTTTTTCTAAAACAAAGTTCTTTAAGCCCCGAACAATTCTGTTATTACTGAAAATTAAACTAGCATATCCTTGGTTGTTAATTTTAGATAGATGTTTCTTATGTTCGATTTTAAAATATTTAAACAAAAAATTTTCAACTTCTACTAAAATCGGAAGCCACGAACTGTGCATTTTTAATTGAATAATAGAGTCTTTTCTACCAAATTGGTTTTTTATGTACCCGTCGCCATCTATAAATCCTACTAAGAGCGCTAACGTTTTTTCGTCTTCTTTTTGTATCAACGTGCTTGGGGGATTTTCAGTCTTATTGTTGGATATACCAAACTTTTCCGCTATTTTATAACAAATATCTTGATGCATAACGCCAAGGCCGAAAGAAACTTTGCATTCATGTACACTACAATTTAATTCTTCGGCTAAAGCGTATACTCGTTCTTTGTCTTTCTTGGCCAAGCGAAAGGACATTTTACCTCGTTTTTGGAAATGTCCGTCTGCCAGTAAAAATCCTATCCAATAATATACCTGTAAATCCTCGCCTAAAAGATAAGTTAAATCTCCAGACCTTCCGGCAAAATTATCTCGGCTGAGTCCCAGCTTTCTTGCTTGGATTTTAATAGAATTCCAGTTTCTTATTGGGAATGAAAGTAATAACTTTTCTAACTCGCAGTCGAAATAAAGCGTTCTAAGTAGTTGATTTTCTTTAGTTGTCCATTTGACACCGGCCATAATAATTTACCTCTTTGTATAAGTTGGTAAATTATTGGGTATCAGAAGTGAACTTTTGAAAATAAATATTCAATTTCATTCTATTTCCATTTCCTTAATTTCTAACGTGTAACTAACTTCTTCTCGCCAACCGTTTGTTACTTCTTTTACCGTATGTCGGACATAAGAAGTCCATTCGTCTTTTTCTATGTCCTTGGTCCATTTAGTTTCCGAGATAAACTTGTACTTAAGCTTTCCGCTTAGGTCCTTTGTTTCGTCTTTTGTTAAGCTTTCTACATAAGTCAAGGCCTTTTCCTTTTCAGAAAAAAGCCTTGTAATTTTCATGCTCCAGTCCCGCCTACCTTCTAGGACCGCATAGCATTTCATTGTTAGTTAAAGTCCTTCTTGTTACCGTTAAATCCAGTAGCGGGAGAGCTAGCGTTTTGTTTCTCGCGTAGAAATTCCATGTACCTTGATTCAAGAGCGCCCACCGCTCCCGAAACGACCATAAGAGCGTCTGAATATCTAATCAATTTAACCGGAGCAGTTTTAAGCGCTTCGTCAACTAGCTCTGACAACAAGTCTATAATGGCATGGGCATCTTTTGCCATTAATTCTCGTAGCTCAGTTTCGGACATTTCTTCTCGTTTTTTAGAACTCATTTTCGTCGTCTCCTATTTCTTCGATCATTTCTGCCAGGTCAAATGGATTAATTTGTTCGCCGTTTTCACCTTCTAATACAGGGATTAGAAAGTCGTCTTCCCATTCATAATTCATACAGATAAAACCCTCATAATTGCTAAAATTATTGCCAGTCCAGGACCCATTACAATAAAGCCTAACACACTGTAGCCAATAAGTAAAGCGACGTGCCCAAAGAAAGCAATAAACTCCCTATTGTTAATGGCAAGTAGCGCTGCTAGCAAAATCAGTACCGCCCATAGAAATATCATGACTCTTCTTCTCCATCCTCGTAAACTTTGTACGCTGTATTGTGACATTTACAGGCCGGGCACTTCTCCCATACATGATTATCCCAGCTTTCCTCGCCGCATTCTTCACAAGTGTTATGAATTTCTTGCATGTTATTCCAACTCGCTTTCTATTACCTGTACAAAATCGTCCTCGCTATCAAACTCGCCTTCTTCTCCAATTTCAATGTCTGTCTGTTTTTGCTTAGCGTCCTTTTCATTCTTGAATGCCCACGCCGTTTCTCCGTACCTATGTGAGTGTATTACAATATATACTTTCATACTATTCTACCTCCTGATATGTAATTGTAACCTTTATAGTGCCTTGAAACTCGCCAGGAATAGCGCTAGCTGCGTCGTTAAAATCAGGCAAAAAGCATTCTTCTACGTCTCGCCCTAAATCGTAAAGACTTTCAAAACCATAATATTCCTTTTCAAAAATAGTTTTCATTAATAGCTCCTAAAATAATTGTATTTAGTTTTCATCATCAAGACATGAGTTTCTTTCATAAAGTCTTTCTTAAGCGCTAGCTGTCCTTCTTCTGAAAGTCCTTCTGGAATATCCTTGACAATGCGCTCGCTAGTTTGGTCGTCAATGTGAACAAAGCTAGCTCCTTCTTTAATTATCCTGTACGTATGAGGAAATGGATATGCTTTCATTTTACAATGCCTCTCTTATATATTTGATTAATGTTTCGCTGTCAAGTTTGAAGTCTCGCATTTGACTAATGCCTAGGTTTAACACTCCCTTTGTTGCGCTGGACTCTCTAGCAAAATGCTTAGGCGTCCCAAGTCCGCCATTCATCTCCCTACCTAGTCCTTCATGCGCTACGCACCACGAGACAAACATTACGCGCCTATAGTAGTTAGTCGTGAAATGTCTGGCAATGTCGGTCGTGTCAATGTATTCTTCTGAGGACTTGATGCGGTAATTAAACTCGCTAATGTCAATAGGCTTTTTAAAACCGTCCTTCTCATAAGAGCAATTTGATGTCTTATTGTTAATGTTAACTTCACAGCGAATGCCCGCCTTTTCAAGAATATCTACAATAGCCCATGCCATTGTGCCATATTCAAGAATTGCATCTTTATCGACTCCTGCGCTAAAGCTAAAGTCTACATTAATTTGCATTACGCGAGCAATTCCATTGTTAGTTATTCTAGTGTTATAGAAAGGTTCGCGCTCGTAAAGCCTGTCAAAGTCTAGCTCGCCGTCGTATTCACTCAAAACTCGTGTACGCTTTCTAGCTAATTCAGCTTCGAGAAACTCAAGACTCTTAACAGTCTTTGAAAGCTTTTCACGCTGCGCAAGGAAAGGCTTGATATTAAACTTGCCGTCAATTGCATCATGAATTTCTTTCGTTGTGCCGCCACGAAAGCGTTGCTCGTCTTTTGTGTCTTTAAAGGATCCTCCGTCCCATACAATTTTACCTTCAGCTAAAGAAAAAGCTTTGAGACTTTCTTGTCCGGACATGTCTGTACGCAATACTTTAGTTTCTGCATCATAGGAAACTTTGAAATTGCATTCTTTCGCAATTTTTCCTTGTTCATTGTCAAGGAATACAACGCCATTGGGAGCTACTAGTTTTTGTTGCTTGCTCTTAGGCGAGCTTGGAATGTCGTCTTTGACTACTTTAGGAGCTAAGTCTTTGGGCTTATTCTTCGATCCTTTAGGACGCGGCATTGTATTCCTTTCTTTACAGCCCGGCGCTATTTTTAGGCCGGGCTGTCCTTCAATTGTTTATTACAAATTAGGCAATGAATTTTTTGTACTTTCTGGCCAGCTAGCAAAAAGAATAGCTTCAATGCGCTCGTTAGAAACTCCCGACTTTCGCAGTCTGTAGGCTTTATCAAACGCGCGATAAGAAACTACTTCTTGACTCCCTTTATCATTCACTGCTTTTCGTACACTTCTAAGCCATTCTGCTAGGTCCTTATCTGTACAAATTACGTCCTCGACTTCTTTAATGTAGTCTACTTCTAAGGTTACAAATCTGTCAAGAGTCGCGGCGTCAAGGCGGGAGCGTCCAGTATAAACAGTAGTTCCACCTTTGCCGAAAGTATTAGCTGCTCCGATAAAGAAAAAGTCTTTGTGCCTTTCGACGCTTTCTCCATTAATGGGATTGTACAGATGCCCGTTTGCAAGCGCCGTGTTAATGGTCAATAGCAAGTTAGCGTCCGCCGCGTCAATTTCATCGGCCAGGAAAAGCCCACCATTCTTGTACAGGCTAAAGAAGTCTCCCGCGATAAAGCCTACAGGAGTTTGACGGCCAAAAAGCCAAGTTTCGCTAACTCCCGCGCTAAAGCAAAGATGTCCATACTTGAGGTTAAGCGCTTCCGCAGCTTGTGCGGCCATTTGTGTTTTACCGCTTCCAGCGGGACCCACAAGCAATGGGTTCATGCCGCTAAGTAATGTGCCAAGCAATTCGCCTAACATAGGATGCGCCGGACTTTTAAGACGCTGAAAGTCCTTCTCGTTAATCTTAACGGCAATTGCTACTTCGCGTGGCTTAGCTACCTTGTTTACATGCTCAAGAATTTCATTGCTTTTCTTTTCTAGCATATCGAGCACTGTATTAGTAACTGCTTTTGTAACTTCTGTAGTTACTTTATTTGTTGCTTTCTGCAATTGCGTTTCTAGCTCTTGCTGCGCAGTGTTTGCCGGATTGTCTAGTTCAATAGTTTTAACGCTTGACATAATTTTAGTTAACTCCTTTGATAAATGTATAGCCAAATGGACCTTTGATGATAAAGCCTGTACTTCTACTTCCCTCTAGATGATCGTAGTTAGGACCTTTTCCGTAGTCTACATAGTCTAGCAGTTTCTTTAAAACAGATTCGTTAAGTTTGTACGCTAAAAGAAACATACTATTGAAACTCCTTCACTATAGCAGAATAGTCTACCTTGTACAGCATATGCTTTTCGACTCCTTGAATATCGCTCGAATAAAGAATATCAAAGATCTTTCCCTCTAGCAAAGAAATACTTTTATGATTATCAACGAGACGAGAAACTTTCCTGATAAGAATATCGGATGAAAGAATTACCTTAATTACTTTTTGCGTGTCTGTATTATTCACTTAATTCTACTCCTTCTAGTACAAGTTTTTTAATGCTGGACGTATGAGGAAATACTTTTCTAATAGACTTTCGGAGACTTTCGTAAACGCTAGCAGTTTCTAAGTTAGCTTCTAGGCTTTCGTCTAGGCCTTGTCTGTAAATAGCGGCATCATGTAACGCGAGGCAAATAGCGTCAATTTGTTCATTTGTTAGCTTAACTTCATTCATCCTACCCTACTTTCTTTATTTTAGCTGCGCTCTTAGCTTCAATACTTCTACCGATAAAAATCATGTGAGTCAAGCCTTTGTTTGAAAGCTTTTCGCTATTGTTGATAAGCCATTGTTGCATGTTTATTACATTGTGCATTTTGTTTCCCTTCTATTAAGATACTGCGTTAAGTACGGTTAGGCGTGAAAGTTTACGTTTTGCATATGCGGCGCGTACTCTTGCTTTCTTCTCTTCGACTTGACGCTTTGTAGTTTCTTCGCTCTTAGCTAGCAAGTCAACAAGTTTATTTGTGCTAGAAAGTCCTTCATGTACGTTAACCGTAAAATCAATATTAATGTCTAGCTCTTGCATAAGACGCCTAACCTTGCTTTGATGTCCTCGCGTACTATTTGAATAATTATAATTATTAAAAATGACTTTACCTTCTACCAGGCAAACAAACTTCCACCAACCATAAGAATATCCCGCTATAGTGTTAGGGCAAAATTCGACGTTAGATGCAACATAAGTCTTTCGTTTCTTCATGAATTTCATTTGTTAAGTTTCCTTTACAATGTAATGAATGGCGTTAAGGTTAGGTTAATTGCTTCATTGTTGGCAAAATCAAATATTGCCAATTGAGCGCGGGCTTTGCCTAAGTAAAGCGCTAGCTCTTTATCTTTCGTATATTGACTAATATCCAGGTACAAAACGCCATCCTCAAGCCAAAGGCCTATTTTCACGTCAAGCGCTGTATTCTTTAGTATGTCTCGAATAATGTCCTTATAACGCGTTAGGCGCTCTTCTATAGCGTCTTTATCGTCAAGACTAACCTTAGACTCATAGCCTAACAGGCTAATCATGTAGCCTTGTTTAGGCGTAAAAAACGTTTCATCTAAGTTAAGCGTTGCGCCGCCTTGTTTTTTAACGTGGGCTAAAATCTGTTTGATATTCTTCATTGGATAAGTCTCCTAATAATGAGTGAAAGCATGTTAACAAAAGTCCCATAAGAGACCAAAACAGTCAAGATAAATGTTACAAGAGCAAGAGTGTTTAAGTTTTTATCTAACATAAATGTACCAACCTTTACCATATGCTAGTCTGTATTCTGCTAACATAGCAGCGGCGTCTTTCTTATCGTCAAAGCAGTCTAACACTTCTTCTCTTCCTTGATAAACTCCTATGATTTTATACATATTAAGCCGCCTTAACAATTGTAGGCTTAAAGTCTTTGTACTTCTCTGCTAGATATTGGGCAAAATGTAACGTGTACTTGCTAGCTAGCTCTTGACGCGAGACAAGAATATCTTGCGCGCCGCTAACACTTTCTCGGGAGTGTACGCTATTCTTTACAGAGCGGCGAGTTTCGAGAAAGTATTTGTCCATCTTAATAATATACATAATGCTTATCCTTTCAAGTGTACGTTTTGCGCTCTTTGTGCTAGCTCTTGTCTGATTAAGTCTGTTATGGCTTTAACGCGCTCTGCGGCGTCTGTATGCCCTTTTTTTACATGGGCTAGCCAACGGAAGTTTAGGCCAAACTTCAAGTCTCTCAAGTCACTTTCATTCATGCTAGCTAGCGGAGTGTTTAAAGTGTACGTATCTCGCTTTGTAACTTTCATTTTAAAGAACTCCCGTGTTAAGAAAAGCGGCCCAAGCTAAAATCATGCTAGAAACAAGAACTAAGTCAATCAATTTATTAAACATATTTACTCCTAAGATATTAGAAACATTACAACTATTGCTATTACGTACAGGCTAGCGAAAACCGGGAAAACCTGGAAAAGAGCGTAAAGAACTATGATATTCAGTATTAAGCCCATATTATGATCGTTTCCATTGCTTAACACTTAGCAATTTAGCTTGACGTGCAGAATTCCACTCATTGTCAAGAACAAATTGGCCTACAGCAAAGCCTTTTTTATAATGCACCACGCCGCGTTTAAACGCTAATTGTTTGAAGTAAAGAGGATCGCTAACTAAGTATGATCCAGCCATTGGATTAAGCAATAATTCAAAAAAATCACACCCGCCTTGTTCTTGTTTTAACTTCCACTTCACTCGCTCTGCTCTGTATTGAATTTTGTTCATAATTTACCTCACTTTATTTGTTTAGTCTCATCAGAAGAGGCTTTACCTCTTTACAAGAGCTTTACGCTCTTGTTTCGACTTATTAAGTTAGGATCAACCACACAAAGCGCTCTTGCGCCACACTGCGAGGAATTTTATTAGGCGTCAAAGTCTATTTGGAGACTTGTTTAAACTTGTATAGACTTAACCAACAACGTACAGCTTTATCCGGGCTAAGTCTTAATTCGCAAGTTACCTAAACTAACTAACTCACTCTATGTCTTGTTTGAGTGGGCTATACTAGAATATAAAGCACGACTCATGCCAGGCTTAAATAGCTGTATTTACTATATAAGCACTGTCAACGAAGTATGCACGTAATATCAATAACTTAGCTCAAAACATAGCTAACTAGTTGTATCTGGTTTTTAACTCATTGTATTTGCATCTGTCAATCTTTAGTGCAGACTGTCAGGAAACTTGACAAAAGTCCTGGCATGTTATATGCTAGAAAAAATAATTGGTGATGCATGTTTTTAATACATGAATTATTACCAACTATACATAGAGACCGAAAACATAGTTAGCCTGTAATAGTTGTAAAATCAAGGCAGCCTAACTCCTAGACCACACTGCGTCAATACTAGGCGCTATAAGTCAATCTAGGCGTTTATAGCAAGAGCGACAAAGCTATACTAGATAAATGTCCCATCATATATTAGGCGTTAGCCTATATAACTGAATTGCCTAAAATCTGCTAAATGTATATTATGTTAATAAGTAATATCAAATACATAGCTTTAAATTAAATGTATACAAAGCTAATACATTAATAATATCAAGCATATAGATTAATTGTTAAGAGTTAATAAGAAAGAATTTTTGAAATAGTCAAAAACGAAATTGTTAGGAAACGCTAACATTGCATAATTATGCATATGTATACAAGCGGCAACAAAGTTTGTAGCAGCTACAATGATTGCAACGGCTACAATACATATAAACTAAATGTGTTTATTGTGTTAATACCTCGAAGTATAGTTGCGTCTATTAATAATATTTATACAAAATACACATACACCAA